CCCGTCAAACTCGCCGTCTGGATCCGCGCTGTTGTTGTAAACGATCGCACTGGTATTGTCGGTACCCTCATACCCCGATACCGTGCTGCCGCGTATATCCGCGCCGTCTGGTGTGATCTGTTCGCACCCAACATAGGTAATGTTCTTGCAGTCCTGCCCGGTAACGTAAAGGAACTCGCCCAGGTTAAGCATGGTTCCGTTGAAAAGGACGGTTCCAATATCGGGATCCGTCCAATCAACATGCGGGCCGAAAGGACCATCATTGCTCCATATCGCGCCTTGGATATCAATGTCAGTGGTGGCCGTGGCCGAAGCAACTGCCCTTATCTCGTAGAAACCATCCCTGATATTGTTGTTTTGGAATACGATCTGTTCATTGAGCGATACCAGATTGCACGTTGCAGATCCGGTATCGTCACCCAGGATCATGCCGCCCTGGGCCGCAAGGATCCCTGTTACCTTTTGAATGACCGTGTAGTAGTTTGCTACCAACACATCATCCTCTGCGATATCCAAGAAATTGAAGGCTTCTGTCGTTGCGGATTCGATTTGCAGGCCGTCGCCATATCGAACGCAATCAATCCAGGTGTTATCAACGATCCTGATATTGCCGGAATTACTCGCGTCCGTGTAGAACGTAATGATATCCACGTCGGCCAGCGACAAAGTACCAGATGAAGTATGCACGTCGGCCGTGTTGGTCAGATCAAGTACAAAGTTACGCCAGCCACCATCCCACTGATCGGCCCCGGTTACATGCCATTGCGTCCAGTTGCCCGAACCGTCCGTCACGCGAACCATAAGGCCGGAGTTGGTTGTGCTTGTGTTCAGATCCTCGCAGAACGGGAACACGTCACAACGCATCACCCAGTAAAGGTGGGGATACGTGTAATTGCTCGTCATGTCCTCATTGGTCGGTAGCGTGAGTATCGCTGTTGCCAATGTGTTCTTGCCGGTCTGGTAGTTGTAGGATCCGTCCGTACCGATCGAGCCAGCCTGCTTATAGACTTCGGTATCAATCGCTTCCGAAGATGCGTCCCAGTCGCCCAGGGACGTATTGCCAGTAGTGGTAAGGGAAATGTCAATCAGGTTTTTTGTGACTGCAACCATTACCGTTATCCGTAAGTGTAGGTGAGCCGGTTGATCCAGCTCTTGTCAAAGTTTGCGTTACTGTCGGCCCACTCGATCACGATATCGTCACCCCACTGGTCCGTATCTACCTGAGTGATCCGTTTAATGCGCCATGTTGAATCTGTGTCCAAGGATCCCGGTACCGCTTCACCGACGTAACAGACGGTATCTGACGCCAGTTCCACCAGTTTCGCGTAGTTCCCGGACGTTCCACCAGATTCGCCACCGGGGGGCCAGCGAGATAAGCCGCCACCCGTCACCCTTGGCCCCTCGTTGACGAAAGCACTATTGTTAGAATTGCGTCCGGTCCGAAGCTCTCAAGCTCAACCAACTCGATACCGCGTAGCACCCCGGAGAATGTAGCGATCGCTGATTTGTTGTTATCCAGGGTAAGCACCTGGCCGATATCTACCGAGTCCAGTATCACGGATCCTATTGTGTCCGGGATGATCCTCGCATTGACGGATCCACTAACAGGCACCGGGGAAGTAATTGTCAGCTGGTGTTGCGTCATGTGCCGGTGGCCGTCGGTCAGTCGTCGCATGGTGGCCGAGTGCCACACTTGGTTAAGAAACAGTACCGTCGTTGATACGTTGCCGTCTGTAAGAAAGTCGCCACTCGGTTTCTCAGACATTAGCACTGATCCCGGCGTATGCACTCGATCGTCTTTTCATTCTTCTTGATCTGTTTGTTTATGAAATCAATTTGTGATTTCGTAAGGCCGCCACTTAACAGCTGGAAATCATAATCGGTATTCCGCTGTTCCAGATCAGCAATCCGCGTGTTCTTTTCCTTCGTGGCCTGGGTAGCAACGTGCTGATCCCGCCACTCGGCCGCTTCCGCGTCGAACTGGATAAGGCCATAGCCGGTAATGATGGAAGCAAGCATCCCGAACACAAGTACAAGAGCACCGACGATAACCGTCACTGCCCGCGCCTTCTTCTCGCACTGCTCCCACCACTCCTTAACCATGGCCATATTCCTTCTGGATTTACCGCGAAACGGTACAGCTGAGTTTCGTTTTATTCCCGGCACTTGCGATCTCGGCCATGGCAAACTCATTGTCACCACTACCCAGGTCGATCGTACCAATGAAGTCAGCTGTCTTGCTGGCTGCGACAAGCCACGTTACGCCGTCCTCGGCTCTGACCAGAATGTTGACGGTTGCACCATCCCAACCAATACTCTTGCGAACAACGGATATGCCCGATATGTCACCATCGAAGTCCAGATCGGCCCTAATATCAATATCAGTACCGGCGCCAGCAGTAATTTCCTCGATGTAAACACCATCAGCCGCACGATCAGTGCCTTCCTGGTCGCCAACAACCGGAGTTACGTTACCAGCAGTCTGACCCGTTATAGCGAAAGTAACTTCGTACACTTCACCATCCACCAATGCAACGGCCGGGGTCTGAGTGAGATCCGAATCGCCGGTCTGTGAAGCATCACTTGACGCAAGATCATTGGCAATCGTCCAGCCTGTGCCTTTGATCCAGTCCGTATCAGTGGCGAAAAGGCCATTGAGGACATAATTCACGCTATCAGTTATTACACCCCATACCTTTACGTGCAATTTACCTTCGTGCACTTCGATAGTTCGTGCTCCAGCACCATCAACAATCTGGTCTTGAAGCAACCACTCAAAAAACTTCTGTCCAATCCTCGGCATATCATTATCCTCTCGTAGTTACTATTTCAATGCCGCCAGCTCTTGAAGCCGAACAGACAACTTGGCCTGCATCGTTGAAGGCTTCATTGCCTTTGACAGTTTGATATCGAGCTGCTTGCCAAACTTGACGAGCTCGTCCTTGTCCTCGGTGGACATAATCGCAGTCAAGAGATCCGAGCTTCCTGGGGTCTTGGCTGCGGGTTCATCAGCTGCCGGGGCTTCCACCATGGGAGCTGCTTCTTTTGCGGCTACAGATACCTTCGCGGGCTCCGGGCCAGCTGCCGTTGCACATGGAACGAAGTACGGTTCCCCGTTTTCGTCTTTGCGTGCAAGTTTCGCTTCTGTGGCCACCATAACGCGGCCATTTCGTAAGTTAATCAGGTAGGGCAATGCGCCCTTGGGTGTTTTATTGCGTGACATGCGTAGATCCTCTCATTGAATAAAACACCGATATAAGAGAAAGCCCCCCGAAGGGGGCTAACTCAGACTGGTCGCTTAGGTTTGTGCTGCGTACAACACGCCCATAGCTTCTGGCTTGACTACCTTGTAGCCGTACACGTTCAGGCCGCGGAAAAGCGTACCGAAGGTGGTCGGGGAAGGCAGGCTTTCGTTCTTCACGAACTGACCGGCAAAGGTCAAAGCCGTCTTGTGACCAAACAGGCAGCTGGTAACGTTCGTGCCGCCGTCGTTAGTTACCTCAAGCAAATTGCTGCGGTAAATCTCGTAGCGGTCGATCATACCAATACGGCCGTTGCGGAGGATGGAAGTGCCGTCGCCCGCGAGACTTGCGTCTTGCAGATCGGACTTCTTAATCATTCCGCACATCCAGACTGGGAGTACCATCCAACGATCCGATTCAGGAACGTCTTGCTCATCGAGCACGGAACCAGTGTCAACGATGTAATCGAGAACATTGGTCTTGGATACAACTTCCCAGGCACCGGCCGCGCCAAGGTCAAACGATGCGGTGCGTACACCGGCCGTAGCCCCTGCGTTGCTGGCGTGAACATCGGCGTCGATATCAGCAAGGATTTCCGTATCAACGGTAATCTTCATCTGCTCGGCCGCGTCACTGGTCCAATCTTCGGTCATGCCGTAATCCGCTTGCTTGACGTCAACATCATCAGCTACGAACGCCCAATACTTGCCCTGGTCGATATTCAGGGAGATCTTGGTCGGAGTTGGCTGCTCGTAAGTGAGGGCCAATCCCTTCGTGTAGTTGTTGATGGTGATATCCGGCGTGGTGCGGATCTCTACCTTATCACCGTAATCTGAGATTTCACCCTCGTAATCGGTGTTACTGATTGCCGGAATTACGCTGGCTTCATAAAACTTTACCAACAATTTACCGGACCATATTGTAGGGATTGTGATCCCTGACAGTTGGGGTGTTGCCCCGTCTACTGGAAAAGGCATTATCCTTATCCTCCATGGTTGTAAATGACAATAGAGCCGTCACGCCAACACATTGAAGGTGCCTTCAACCGATAGAGTTACTTGCCTAAATTCACCCTATCGCTATTAACAGCATCAATGTACAGGCGTTCCATACGCTCTGCTTCTTTGGTGTTGCCTTTGAACTTGCCGTTTGGATTGGCCCACTCCTTGTAAAACGCCTGAATGGTCGATTCGTTATATCGAACATCAGATGTATCTACAGGTTTGGCATTCCCACCGCCGTCTGCGGGCACCACATGACGTTGTTTTTCGGTATCAGGCTTTGCTCGTTCTTTGAACGCGGTAAGCTGGTTGATGATTGGCTTCGGATCTCCACGCTGAACCGCACGATCAACAATCTCTTGTCGTGTCACTCCCAGGTCCGGGAGTTCTTCATTCAAGAAGTTGATAAAGGCCGTGGTCGTGTCGATCTGTTCCCAGTCGGAGTGTGCCGCTTTGATCGAGTCAAAGAACACGTCGCGTTTGTCCGTCTGGTCACGTTTCGTCAGATCCTCAACCTTGTTGGTTAAGCTGTCGATTTTGTCCTGGGCCTTCTTATCCCGGCTCCGCATGAAGTCAGTAAACTCAGTACCGAACATTTCTTCGATATCAGCAGGAATCTCGTCCGTGCCTGATTCGGAATTGTTGGTAGTGGTTCCAGCTGCGATATCGTCTGGTTTGACGGTCTTCAACTGTCTAACTTCTTCTTGGAGCCTGGGGATCTCGGCGTTGTACTTGCCTTGAAGCGTACTGTATTGATGCTTGAGCGCGTTATTTTGCTCCTGCAACAACTTGTACTCTTTCTCCCAGTCGAGCTTTGTATCATCATCTGGCTTGGCTGCTTCGGCCGGTTTCCCGGTTTCTTCTACCTCGCCAGCAGGCTTCCCAGTTTCCTCGATATCCGGGTTCGGGGTAATAATCCCACCATCCGGGTCAAGTCCCTGTTCTTCCTGTAAAGCCTTTATCGCGTCGTCAGACCGTTGGCCTGCTTCAATTACCTGTTTAGGTAAACCCATAACAATGTCTCTCCTGGCCGGTCGCTTGCGCGGTATCGGCACGTCATTTACGGAGTCGGTTAGTTCCGGTGTTCCGCTGGTAAAAACCTACTGCCTTCCATATCTTCATAGCAGTAGGTCCGAGTCACCAGCTGCGCGGCCGGTAGTATTCGGATCTACTGAGAAGGTAGAAAGTAGTAGGGCGTTTTGCTCCCTGGACGGAGATCCAGGGTTACAAACTTTGGCTCATGCGATTCACATGGCCTGACCGTTGTCGGTGTGCTTCTCGCGCACCATCAACGGTTTTAATCAATTCAATAAATGCTTGTGCCCGGCCTTGGTGCCGAGCCGGGTTATCTTCTTCAATACACATTGCAATCGCTTCGGCCTGTTGCTTACGAACCAGATCCATGAATATCTCAAAGTCTTGGTTCTGCGACAACCGGGCGATCGCCATAAGTATCTTTTCGTCTTGGATCCTCACAGCACGGCTACTGCTTTGTGCACCGCTTCTGCGATCTTCTTCCGTTTCGGCGTCAAGCCTGCTCGAATGTGCATTTCCTCACGCTTGAATATCTTTTTCATTTCACGAACAGTCCTAACGCACGTCTTGGCCAGCTGTTCGGCAATCTGTGTGTCCTGGGCTTCGGTGAGCCCGGCTTCCATCTGGAAATCGAACACACGGCCATTCTCGCCGTCGAGACTTAAAAAGCCATGTACCACAAGGATACCTTTGGTTTGTGCCAGCGCATCTGCTTCCGCGGCCGTCGTAGGTATGTATGGCTTGATCTCTATCGCCCGCAATACCTGTGCATCTTCTCGGAGTGCATCACGCACGGTTCTTTCAAGCTGGAGCTCGTAATCGTCCAGGCCCATACGGGCTATTTGTATCAATCCACTCATGCTGCCATTCCCGATACTGCTTCCTGCGGTTGCTGCGCGGGTTCCGTACCCGGCTGTTCGCCTTCTGGCGGTGGCGCCATGCTTTGTGACATAGCGGCCAGTAATAACTTGTCGTCGCTTGGTAACACCTTATCAACATTCACTGCATCGAGCCCACGCATTGAAGCGCGTAGCAGTTCGAGCCGTCCTTCCGGGCCCATGAGTTGAAAGTCCACCGGGTTATTGGTTGACGTGAGCATTTCATTGACGCGCATCTGTTGGGTTTCCCGGTGAATCAATGCCTGGGAAGCCTTCGCCACTACCTCAACGTCACCTTTCTCGGCAAACTCATCGTCATACAGCATGATCTCCCGGTGAGTGCGCTTGGTGCTACCAATGATTACGGAGTCCACATTGCGGATAACCAGCTTGAACAGCCTGCTTGAAGCGTTCATCAGCATTGATAGGCCGCTGGCCGTGGATCCGGCGCCACTCATCTTGGTATCGCCGTACTGGTACTTCGGTATGCCGGTGTACTCGTCGCTTAGTTGCGAGAAGAACTCGAACACGCCGATAAGCACCTGGGCGTGACTGTCCGGTTGATGGAAGCGTATGGCCGGGGATCCAGCTCCCTTCTTGTTCGCAGTGGTTTGAAAGATCTTCCATGGGTATATCTGCGTTACCTTC